TTCCAATTTTATTAATTGGGACACGGTGAGATAATAGAATTTCATCTCTATTAGATTTACGATACACGTTAAATGAGGACTCTTGAGTTCCTGCCTCAATTGGCTCCATCTTAAATTCAACCTTTGAATCTGGTGAATCTGGTGGAAGGGGAATATAAAGGGATCTGTGATTCTTACCTCTTAGGCCCACCTGGAAAAACTCTAGCAATTTACGCTCAGACTCTGTTGATAATTTAGCACCCTTTACGGTGATGATATATCTTGGAACCGCTTTATTTTCAAAGTAGTCAAGGTTATACTTTCCAGCAAACTCGTTTCCAGCCATAGCATTTGAAGATGCTACGATATCTGGAATACCATAGTAGTTATTTGTTGGTGTGTATTTCTTTAGATGAATAATTTCGTTTGGTCTATCTAATCCGCCTGCAATTGGGTTCTCTGTTTCTTGATCTCCAAAGTTGCGGAAGTATACTGCCTTGCCATATAGCAATTGAATGAAGCCGTCACGAAGGCGACGCACACGCATTGTCTTTGCAGGGATATGTCCTATATATCCAATTCTTCCAGCAGATGTTCTGCCGATTTCGATATACCCATTTCCTGTTGCTTCAACATCTGTATAGGCTTTAATTAATGTTTCTGTAAATGTTTCTTCTTCGTTGCATTGTTCTAGCCAATCATATAAATCTTGGCGAAGTCTATTTAGCTTTCTACGAGCTCTATCTAATGCTTTCTCATCTGTGATATTATCAAACGCTTCGTTTGTCTTTCTTGTTTCAATGAAGTCATGGCCAAGGCCTACGATGTTTGAAACCTTAGCATTAATTGCTGCATAGTTGTATGGTGAAATTTCATAGATAGTTGAAAGATAATCTAAGTTATATGGGGGTTCGATAAGATCGAACATAGCATAGCCAGTAATTGCTTGTGCTAATAAATTCTGTTGTGTTTCGACTCCCTCAATACCTTGGAATCTCTTTTGTAATTCTCTTCCCATCTTACGACGGAATGCAGGACTTAATCCTGATATCTTTGTTAGGTCTTCTCCGCTTACTTTAAATAGATCTGTACTTGTCTGCTCTCTTGGAGTATTAAACTTCATCCAGTCGGCAACATTAGATATCTCTATCTCTTGTGAGCTATCATCTTCTTCGTATTGAATCATTACTGTCCCTCTGCCCTCAAATTTTTCATTTCGTCTTTATAGTTTCCAATATCCAAAGGATCTGGAACTAGACCCCACCTTAATCTTTGTTCTTGTTCTGCGTACTCTTCATCTGTAATCTTTCGTCTTGCTGAAAGAAATTTAGGCCCGCCTTCATATATACCGTACGAGCGAACTTCTCTAGCCAAAGCATCGACTCTGGATCTATTTCCTTTTTTGGACGTGATCGAAAGAAAGTTGCCATCTTCGTCTCCAATCCATCTGCCATCTGGCATCTCCCAAACATATATGCCCAGGGTTGATTCTTCTTGCAGAATCTTAGTATTTGCTTTACCGATATCCATAGAAGTTTATTTTACCACTCTTTACGGTCTAAGTCCAGCTTTTTGTCAGGGGTATTGACAAAATTATGTACTTTGCAACACTATCCAGTCATTATTATATGCAATAATGTCTGATTCTGTCAGGGTGATCGCTGGTTCCGTTAAAGTTGAAACAGATCTTCCAGTATATAATTCAAAATGGGTCTCTACAATTCCAGAGGTTAATTCCTTTTCGTAGGTCGTAATATTCTTATATAGGTTAGATGGGCCACCAGATGTTTCGTAATTTAATTGTAATGTCCCAGTTACTGGGGTAGTAAATACTATTACGACATGGTGTGGCTCTTCTGCATTTAAATATGAGCTAATGTTTGTTTGATTAGTTACATCTATATTGTTTACATATATCTTGTCTATATTGGCCTTAGAAACCACTCCAGAGCCGTTCCAGGCCAGTCTGGTAGCAGAAGGGTCGGAAGCATAGAAAAGGGTGCTAGCGGCCAACGTAAGGGGCGTAAAGAACATCTCTACGGACTTGATAGAAGACAATGTATTAATATTAAATCCTGCTGCATTTTTAGCTCTAATTCCATTTGTATAATTGCGGGAAAGTATAGGATAATTTAATGACCCAAGATAATATTCGGTAGTAGAGGATATTCTATCCCCATAATTATCGGCATAGATATCTTTATTTGAATAAAAGGCTATGCAGAAGAATGACAAGATTGGCAGATATTTACTGGCATCTGAGGTAGACATAGTTATTCTGATATAGATATTGCCACTAGAATGAAATGAGTCCTTTGTATATTGTGGAAGGGGTTGTCCATTTACGCATGAGACATATGTAGTTCCATCTATACTGGATTCTACTGTTATTCCTAAATCATTCCGCCACTCAACTTTTGATGTAACCAAATTTAATCCCGACGGGATTGTAATAAAATCATTAATAACAAATGTTCTAGCAGTTACAGTATCTGTCTCATAGAATCCAATGTGTCCGTCTACTAAATCGTAATACGTATTATCATCTAGCCAATCTGTCCAAGGCTTATTTACTGGATAAGAGTAATCAAAGGCTGGCTTCAAGTTGGCATCTGATCCTGAATATAAAACTCCCTCATCTGGATATGCCACCTGAATTGCAGGAGATGTTATGTTGCCGCTTATATAATGTTTAGCAATTGTTTTATCTGGCAGAGCGTATCGATATATTGCTGGAGCATCGACAGTAAATTCATCGCCTGACGTCGTACTTGGTCCAATTTGTAATCCTAGTGTTGTGTTTGTAAATTTAAAATTAGTTAATGATTTAGAAGATACAGAGATTCCGTCAATATATAGCAAAATAGATTCTCCTGTATATTTGCCAGCAATATAAGCAGTCTTCTTCGAATATGTAAGCGGTGATATTACCCACTCATCTGCTGAAACCTTAAATACAATATGACCGTTGTCCCAGAATAATCCTATGTTATTTGTAGTATCGGCAAATAGTCTAACTACATCGGTTGACTCAATTGATGGATATATCCATGCTTCTATTGTAAAGTCATTATCTGAAGTATATTTTGTTCCAAATCCCGCCCCAACTGTTGCACCATAATAATCTTTAGTAACGGGTACAGTTATGTATGCTGTAGTTGTTATCTTTGTTCCTGATACCCCGCCTGAAACTAATGGTAATATATTAGATGCAGGTGATCCTACATATGTGGCATTATTTCCACATCCTGAAATATCAGCAGCGTTGGTACCCGAAGATTCATCTAGTGGCAAGAATAGGATAGGATAGTCTTTTACGACTTTGAGTTGATAGCTCATAAAGTTGACCCCTTTCTTAAATTGCATAGCCCGTGAGATGGCCTTACATTTTCAATTGTATCATTTCCGCCTTTAGATAGTGGTATTACATGCTCAATATGAAAAGAACTCTCCCAGCCTTTTGAGCCTATAGATCTTGGAGCAGATAAGTCAATGGCATTTTTACAAAGATAGCAGTCTGACCCATATTTTGACAAAATGTCTGAGTCTAGGTATTTGTCTGAAGCAGCATTATTTTTTAAAGCTCTTCTTTTTCTAGCATGCGATCTTTTTCTGTCTGGATTATTCTTATCCCAGTTTTTATTTTTTTCTAATTTTACATCTTTATTATTGCTATACCATTTAGCTTGAGTAGCCTTAATCTTATCTTTGTTATTTTCTGCCCATTTTTTATTAGAGGCTTTTCTTTTTACGTTATCCCTTGACTTTATATTGTATTCTGGATTATTTTGTCTCCATGACTTTCCATAGCTTTTGCTCCAATTAATACAATTTACACATCTACATTTTTTTTTAGAATACGCAGTAGAGCATGACAAAAAATCTCCTGTACGAGTTGATTTCATGTCAAGGCATAAATTAATTTTTATTCCGCTGCTTCTGCTTCTAGTTGTAACTTGAAAGCTTCATATGCAGGGTTTCCATCAACTGCGGGGAATGAAGTAAATTCATTATTCCCACGATCTATAATAATATGATCTGTTGTAGTTTCATCCATATTTGTAGTTGTTACTGTTTGATAATTTATCATTTTATTTCTCCTTTTTATAGTTCTGCGTTAAGCCCGATGTATGCGTTTACATCGTCCCTACTATTTAAGCTATATGTTCTAAGTTGAGTTAAACCACTGGCTACAATTATGTTTATCCAACCTGTTGGCGATAATTCTGTTGTGCCAACTAGTACTATGCTTGTCATGTTTGGTGGTGTATTTACCATGTCATACAATCGAAAATTTCCTCCGTATTCTACAGAATAGGGAGAAACTCTCATTGTTACAGGAATTTCGGCAGGGAAAGATCCAATTGTAGTTGAGTAGGCAACACCTAAAGTTGGATATCTTGCATAAGTTGCGCCAGAGGTCCATCTATAATAATATCTTTGGCAGGCCGCAAGTTCTGCTTGATATGTTCCTGCTGCACGGCTAAATGGTGTGGCTACTGAGCCTACTTCTAATTGCGCAGCAGTCATTTTAACTATAACACCAGATGCTTGTGCAGTATCTGGAATTAAACTAAATCTTATACCAACAGCATTGCTTGGAACAGTAAACGTATTTGTTTTTCTTGTCCAAGAAGTAACTGATGAACCAGTAAATCCATTATCACTTAAACCAACCCATGAGCCACCTGCGAAAGTGTCAGATGTAGTATTATAATCTATTCTTAAAATCAAGTTACCAAAATAAGAAGTTCCAGATGTTTTAATATAAAATGATGCAGTCAATGTTTGACCACGTAAAGCTTTTACTTGGTCTTGCTCAATCATTTGATAGTATTGTCCATATGATGAACTTGCACCAGTAGTCCAACTTGTTGAATACTGAACAGGTACTCCTGTTGGTACATCGGTATCTCTAGCATGTGTTGTTGTGCCTGATGCTATCTGATACCAGCGATCCGCTAAATAAACTGATGAAGATGCGCTAGATGTACCGCGTTGCCATATATCAAAACCACCATTGATAATTAAATTCTTACCAGCAATATTTGAAGGCCCCGCCCAATTTAATCCTGTTGTTTGTGTTGAATCAGCAACTAAATAAGATCCATCTGCTCCCACCGTTCTTTTTTGAACAGTATCGGCGGCGGTTCCAACAATTAAATCTCCCTTAGCATCTACAATAGAAGCGGGAATCTGATCATGTGTATGTGCCCCTACACCAATTGGTAACCATGTATCTGTCTCTGCGTCATATACATAAGCAGGTCTTGTTGTATTTCCTAAATTAGCCATTCATTATCTCCTTATAGTTCCGCACTAATACCTATGTAGCCAGAGGTTGTTTGACCAATTACATAGTTCATTTGTGCAGTAGTAGCACCAGTGGTTCCGCAAACAAGTAGTGTATTTTCTGGTGTTGCATCTGAAATTGATGCTGATGAAATATTTCCTGAGTTGTTAATTGCTTGCCATCTAATAGCAGAAAAATCAACAGAAGTAGGAGTTGAACGCATTGTTACTTTATGAATAATGTTTGCATAAGTTGTTGTCGAAGAACCTGCAACAGTTACTCCCATATATGGATACCCTGTTCCTGTTTGAGTACGGAAATAGTATCTTTGGCAGGCAGCAAGTTCACCCTGGATGGTTCCTGTTGCAGTTTGGAAAGGAGTTGCTGTTGAGCCTGTCTCTATTTGTAATCCCCATAAATCAAGTGTGGCTGTACCAGAAGAAAGATTTGCAGCAGCGTAAAGAACACCAATTTGTAAATAACTTCCAGATCCTATTGTTTTACCTGCCACAGAAGCAATTGAAATAGTTACGGAATATCTTGTCCATGAGGTACTGTTAGTTCCTGCAGATGCAACTGTAACAATTTGTGAAGAACCGCCAGATCCAAAATTTTGATATACAACATAACTCATTGCTCTAGCAGAATCAGCTTTTGCCCAAAAAGAAAGTGTAACTGTTTGTCCAGCAAAAGTTCTGACATCTTCAATTCTTTGTGATGTCCCTAGATATGCGTTACTCGTTGCTGTTGTTGCTGCACAGCGAATAAAATATTGTGCTTCATATCCTAAAACTGGAGCAGAACCTGCAGTAAAAGATTGTCGGCTAAAAGTATTTCCACTAACACCAGAAATTTCTGATACCCATCTATCTGCTATGTAGATTGCATCAGCAACATTGCTAAAACTTGTACCTCTCTGCCATATACTAAAATCGCCGTTAATAATTTTATTTTTGCCAGCAACAAATGGCGGAATAGGACCAGAATTACTCTGTTGAGATTTAGCTGTATCTAATGCTCTACTCATTATTTGCCTCCATCCATTTTAAATATTCTTGATAATCTGAGTTAGATATATCTCTAGGAATCCAAGATTCAGTGCCGTCTTCATTTATTCTTTTAATTATTTCAGAATTGTCTAGTGCTGATACAGCAATTTCATAATTTGTCATTTTATAACTCCGCACTTACTGATATGGTATTTGATGATAAACGTAAACGTCCAGCACTTCCTGCAGTTCTTGAAGATGTTACTCCATAAATACTTCCGCCATTTGTAGTTAAAGTATCTGTGCCAACAGATGATGGAGTAAGTGCTGTTCCAGCGTTCCAAACAATAAAACTGGAGGCTGCTGGTAAAGTTAAAGTGGGGGCAACTCTTTTTGTTACTTTCCAAAAAATAGGCGCATAACAAGTTGTTGTATTATAGTAATCGCCTATCCAGTCATTTTGATTAGTTGTGTTTAATATTTCAAAATATCTTTGGCAGGCAGCAAGTTCACCTTGAATAGTTCCTGTTGCAGTTTGGAAGGCTGTGGCGTTAGAACCTGCTTCTATTTGTACTCCCCAGATATGGAAAGTAGCATTTTGTAATCCAATAGAAGATGTACGAGAAGCAAAATTTGAACCTGCACTAAGCCATAATGAAACAAGAAATGAATCATCATTATTGGTTCCTATTGTTTTACCGCTTATGGAAGGAACTGCAACAGTAAATGAATAACGTGCCCAAGAATTTGAAATAGTTACCGCACCTACTGGAGTTTGAAACTCTGCAGAAGGACTACCACCACTGCCAAAAGATTGCGATAACTCAACACCAATTTTAGGAGTGCCGCTTGCGGCCTTAGCCCAAAAAGAAATAGTTGCAGTTTGACCCGCTAGTGTTCTAACTGATTCTATTTTTTGAACAAATAATGCATAAGTGTCTGCTGATGCACCTGAGGCTGTTACGCATTGCACAAAATTTTTGCCTTCATAACCTGTGACTGGTGCTGCACCTAGAGTAAAAGTTTGTGGAGTAATTGTTAGCGTACCAGTAGTTCCGCCATTAAATTGTACCCATCTATCAAAACTATAGGAACCACTTGTAGTAGTACTTGTAAAGGATCTTTGATTTATAGAAAAATCTCCATTAATAATTTTATTCTTTCCAGCTGCAAAGTTATTTGTATTTGCCTGAAATGCTGCATTTGTAGCAGACTGTGTATATGTATCTGTAGTTGTTATTTGAAGTGGACAAATTATTTCTACGATATCCCCCGCCACAATTGCTGAAGACAATACAACAGATGTTCCTGTTGTTGCAGTATAATCGGCGGCAGATCTAGAAAGCAATGTTCCATTTAAAAATACTTGTTCATAACCTGGAGTATATGCTAATGGGATAGAGTTATCATCATTGCCAGATAATGTTGTAGTTCCTGCCGATGGCAGTTTATACCAACGAGTTACTGTTGTTGAGGGAACTGATGCATCTGTGTCTAACCAAATTTGTCCGTCAACTGCAGTTGATGGCATTGATGCCTGTGCAGAATGGACGGCGGTATAAGGTAATGCAGGAGCAACATCTTGCCATGCACTTCCATCCCAGACTCTTATCTTTTTAGCCATTTTGTTCCTCCAGCCATTTTAGATATGCCTGATAGTCAGAGTTTGCTGTGTTTGTTGGAATAAACCAAACGGAACCATCGGCATCTGTTCTTTTAATGCTAATGCCATAGTCTGTAGATACTTCTTCGTAATTTATCATATTATAACTCCGCCGATAGTGATATATATGTTCCGCTTGAATCATTTAAGTTTCTTATATATCTTGATTGATAAAGAGTTAATCCGCTTAATGTGTTAGAACCCATAACAATAGAACTTGCTGAACTTTGTGCTCCATCTAGATATATAGCAGATGAAGATACGTTTCCGTATGCTAGAACTGTAAAAGTATTTCCACTTGATGTAGCACTCATAGATGGAACTGTTCTCATTGTCACTGGCAATGGTACAGATCCCCATAAAGTTGAGGTACCCTCTACTGCAGCACAAGTATACATGTAGTAAGGATTGGCATTATT